AACAAACGTAGAAGACCCCAAAGCTTCACGCTATGGTGTGACAATTTTTGATGAAAAATTAACCGACATACAGCGTCATAGGGTTATGGGCGCTTGTTGGGATCACGATATGCCTTTTAGATATGTATGATATGGAGATAAAATTGGAAGAAGTAAGCTTTTTACTTTGGATATATAATCACGAAACCACGCATAAGGAGAGGAAACTGCGTTATGAAACACTTAACGAAGACCAACAGCACAGGCTGCAACGTGCAATATCGCAAGCAAACTTACAAAACGACCCAAGAATCGGATTCATCGCAGATCCAAGATATTCTTAAACCTTGCCACAATTGCGAAGGTTTAGGCTTTTATTATGCTTGGAAAGGAAATCTTGGACACAATGACCCTGACGGTGTTGAGGTTGAGCAATTATGCGAAGATTGCGGAGGTTCAGGAATTTACGATTAAATAACTTTTTTCGTTGTATAAACTTTTAGAATAACATAAGCTTATTATGTTTGTTCATTTTAACACTCCCTGACTGAGGTGGCTTTATGCCACCTCTTTTTTTATGCCTTGTTGCATTACAAAGGATTCGGCAAACCATTACCGATAGACTGCCAAGAAGCATCAGATTGATCGCTAAGTAAGAACCCCTCCACATCCTTTAAGATGCTATCAAACGCATATCCTTCATGTTTATGCTTTCCCCAAAGACCATTAGCCAATTTATGAGCAAACGCCTTTTGCTTTTCTGAAAGAGTTTTCCTCTTAAAATGCTTACTACGCTGTTTTTCACTATTATTAATAAGGGTTAAAGTATTATAAGGGTTAGTGTGTCTCTCTGACACCCCAGGAGAGGGTTTTGAGGTGTCACTGTGACACCTATCAGACTGACACCCACTCATAGACGCAATATTTACAACAATAATATCAGTCTTATTAAACCTTTTTTGTCTGGCAATTATGTGATTTTCTTCTAGCTGTTTAAGTTTACGAAGGGTGGTACTTCTACTGCACCCACACATAGCAGATACACGCTCAACTGAAGGCCATGCCTGACCCATACTATCGTTGAAATGATCTGCAATACATAACAATACCAATTTTTCTAATGGATCTTTTGTCTCATAATCCCATGCTGCAGCCAGTGCTTTTAAACTCATTTGCTTAACCTCCGTTTAGCTAAATTTAACCATAATTCATGCATCGGTCTTAGTTTGTCCTGTTCCATAGTATAACACCGACCATGACCCAAATCATCTTTTTTAGATTTTTTTGCAAACTCCATTTTGGTTATCCAACCCCTGATACAGACGTCTTCCTTATCTTGATATCCAGTAACCAGGACACCAATGTCAGCACGAAACTTATCTAAGGTTGGAAATAGCAATTTGCCTTTTTCATAAAAAGAAGATTTCACATCAATACTGATATCATCAATCCAAATATCCACACCATCATCTAAGCCTAGTGCTTGAATAGTCGTATCAACATTAAATAACTTAGCGACTGCCAACTCACCTCTAACGCCAAGCATATCAACTTGCCTGGAGGAGTTTTCAGCAACTGAACCGTCTATATCCGCATTGATAGCAAACTGCGCCCTAGCAAGTGCAGCCTGTCTTGATTCTTGTAACTCCCTACGAGAAAACTTTATCAAAATTGATTCCACTTACTCCCTCCTCTATAGGTGTTGTAACCGCATTATATATGTCACTGCCTCTTGACAGTTCCCAAACACAAACCCATTTACCAGGCAGATACTTTCCGTCTGTGAAACCGCCAATCTTATATACAGCATCATTCGGGGCGCCATCACTTACTGCCTGCGCTATGCAATCTTTTATTTGGTACATCTCCATTTCTTTAAAATAGCCGTACCGTATAATATATCTGTAATCCCTGTTTCTTCTATTTTCTTTAGATAGTTTAGGTGGTGAGTAAACCGACTTTTTTAAATGGTTGTGTTTCATATAGATTGTTCCTCCATGCATATGCCAGCAATACTTGGTTCTAAATCATCTTTTTTAAACATTAATCTTGTCGTTTCCACTGCAAATATAAGCTCTATTTCGCATACTTGTTTGTTTTTATGCTTCTCTAACCCTTCAAAGTAAGTGCAGTCATTTATCCCAAAACAAACCATGATAGCGATATAAAACATTATAATCTTCCTGATAGCATGTCTAAAAAGTCCTCCAGGTCTAAAACAGCTAACGCCCTGTTTCTGTCCTCTGATACAACCAGAACATCAGCGCCAAGCAGGTTTTCGTATAAAAACTTAAAACCAGACTTTCGCTTTTTAGCTTCTACAACCCATGTCTCTCTGCCTTTTTTGATATGAACGTCACCTTTAAACCCTGCTGCGCTTCCTGACAACGGAACCCGATTTGCCTCTAAATCCCTTTGCCTAGCTTTATCAACAATCTCTCTCTCAACGACTGCCTTTTTCTTTATTACGATTTGGCATTATATCCATTCCACTCTTTGTCTAGATTGTTCACCCCAGACAAACCAAGCAAAAGCAATACTGCCACTGCCTTTGGATTCTGTCTCACCTGGGTACATTGTCTGACGCTTACTAAATACATAACAAACGTCAAACGGATACTTACTGAAAAGCCTCTCATACCTTCCCTGACCTTCTAAGAAGGCAAGGCGCAGTAACCATGCATGGCGCTTATAGCCAAGATGAATTGCATGTAAGATAAACTCTTCTGCTAATTTAAATGGTGGGTTGGTTACTAAATAATCACACGGTCTTTTCTGGCAAAACAGAAAATCTTGATTAGGTATCCCATAACCTCTATCCACAAGGTCTTCGCTGAAAACATCGTGCCAGTATGACTTTAAGACCTTCGACATACGACCAGTACCGCAAGCAGGTTCATGTATGCTAACAGGCATTTCAAACTCATGCTTCAACAGTGCCAATGTCATTGGTTCAGGTGTGCTGTAAAAATCATCCTTTTCACGCATCCATGAACTCCTCGCACCAATCTTTTAATCCAACCCTACCATTTGACCATCTATATATCTCCATCATCTTTTGACCAGACGGTGGCGAATATTTATAAATCCAGTGATGTACGTTAGACCTGTTGACATTCAAAGCTTTCGCGCACTCTGTCTGCGATATGCCTTTAGACACTAGGTATTCTGCCAGTTTCAACAAAACCTCCGTTAAATTATATAAACACATTGTTTAATACATATATTTTTTTGCTTGACTGGTCAAACTAATTTTGCCATTGTCGGAAAGTAAACGGAGGTTAGTAATGACTAAAATTGCAGAAAAATTTAATTCGATTGGGTTGGAACATTTCAGCCCATCGCAACTCACCAGACCTATATCTGTCTGGATGTTTGAATATGTTGCGCTTAGTAAGGAAGCCAGGCGCACGATCATTGTCGGAGAAAACGCAGCATTCGGTACTTCAGTCCATCAAGGTGTCCAAGGTATGTTATGTGCAGGTCAGGATATAGATGCCGTAACTGAGGACGCATTAACAAGCTTTGATTTTCACCCTGCCAATAAGAATGATGAAAAGCGTAAAGCATACAGAGATCTTATCAAACCTGCGATTGAAAATGGTGTAGAACTTCTTAGCGCACAGTTTGGTAATTCTGAGGCAGAACGCAAGATAGAACTACACTTACCTAATGTATATCTGCCCATCATAGGATATGTCGATATATATAATGAAAAAAGTTTCTGTGAGATGAAAACAAAAGCACCTCGTCAGAACCCACCTAAAAAAGATGGCACTCGTACATTTGGAAAAGCAAGCTTACCAAAAGAACCTACTTTTGACCACATTCTACAGTCAGCCGTGTATCACAGGGCAACAGGGGCAACACCTCATATAGCTTACATATCAGCAGATGATGGTATCGTATTTGACCCTTCTAACTGCGATATGTTGAAGCCTGACGGTATTGGATATGCAATAGAAGAAATTCGCAAGAAAGCAATTCTTAGACAAAACCTAATTAATATCAGCACCGAACCTAAAGTATTAGCAGGGTTAATTGAGGCTGATTTTAACCACCCATTTTACTGGGATCATAACTTTAAACAGGAGGCTAAAGACCTATGGAAAGTTTAGACTTTACCGCAAAATTAAACCAAGCAATGGCATTGGTTTCAGAACTTAACAAAAGTCACGGTGTTAGACAGCGTGGCGGTAAGATGTACACACAAGTAGTACATCGCATGGAAGCATTCAGGCAGGTCTTTGGCACTAGCCTTGGTATTGATACGCAGGTTATTGTTGATGATGGTCAGCGCGTTGTTGTCAAAGCTATCATTACAGATAGTAATGGCATGACCGTTGGC